CATCAAAGGGAGGCTCATCATCGTCATCGTCGTCGTCAAAATCTTCGTCATCAAAATCTTCATCGTCATCATCGTCGTCATCGTCTTCAACGGGAGCTGGCTTTGATTTCTTCTTTGCTAAGCTTTTGGTGTTGCGCTTGGTGTTGACTGTTTCTTCCTCATCATCATCGTCATCAATGCTATCACCTTCGTCAGCGATCCTGTTGAACGCTTCAAGACAAAGAGCAAGGATTTTCTTTTCGCTAAATAACTTTACATTCTTGTCAAACTTAGATGTCTTCGGAACAGCCGTGCACTGGTATGTAGTTCCTGTTCCAGTCCCGTTTCTCTGAACAACAATGTCCTGCTTCGTGATGTCGCCAATCACTTCATAAAGGGACATTAACGAGAATATTGGCGTTGCCTTGTTTGCTTTATAGAGGAATAACTCAACCTGCTTTGATTCATAATTGTAGACATTCCAGCAATACAACGTATTTGTTCTGGCCTCGGGATTGTTGCAATTCGGGCAATCCTTTCCGTATTGTTCAAGACACGGATGATTGAATCCATTCCACTTGTCATGGAAAACAATCTGTGTACAATCCTCGAAGTTCTGAAGGAACCTGAGTCTTACCTTCGCGCCGGATTCACGAATCTTGAAGAAGTTCTTGAATGCGCCATTGTTACTCTTGTTGATTTCGCTTTTGATTGCATCCAACACGGACTTACTTTCTTTTGCCATTTTTTGATCTCCTCTCAAATTAAGTTTATTTTTATGGGACATTATTATAATATCACAAGTAGCCAAGATTGTAAATAGCAAATTGAATCTATGGCCTTGTTATATTTGAAACTCCATTACCTGTGAAAAATACGTGGTTTTCCGGAACACATTGTATACCTACATCAAATTCGTCATACGCTTTGCACCAGTCTTCTACAACAGTTAGTGCCATTTTTGAGGGTGTTGCTTCCAGATTCTTTGGCATTACGACAAATTGATTGTTTGCAAGAACCACATCTTCAACGGTGTTCGGAAAACGATCATCCCTAACGCGATTCATTACAACACATAGAACTTTGCTTACTTCATAATAGTTGATATCACTCTGGTCAACAAAGTCAATATCATATTCGCCATCACCACTTATGTTTTCGTCACCGCATAGTAATTGCGCCAGTAAATATATTTCGTCTTCAGTAAAACCATAACGAGGTTCTACTTCAGGAGTTGGCTCAATTGGCTCGATTGGTGGAATTGGTTGAACTATTTGAGCTTCTGAAGGACTTACGGAATCTTGCCTTATACTACCATGTCCATCTCTTGGCCATAAACCGTATGTAAGAAAAATGACCATAAAAAGGACACCAAAAAATATATATTTATATGCCTTCTTTAGCTTTCGCCTTTTGCGAAGATGTCTGCCTCTACTCATGCTAGCCTCCATTTATGTTTATACAAAATCTTTGCTTTTTATTTTGTCAAGCGTCTTTCTCCATGCGACATTGAATTCGTATTCCTTCATGTCTCCAATATCTTTTCTATGCTCTGGAAAAGCAAACCTGACAACATCAAAGTATTGAGATAAGTATTCTGTTCCCTCCTCTCCCGTTGGCGTATTGTCTAAAGCAGAAATGATTTTAGTTCCATATTTTTGTAATTTACTAATCTGCCTTTCCGTTATCTTCCACCCAAGTATTGCACAACTATTCGTTACCCCGAATTGAACAAGTTTGGCATAATCAAGAAAACCCTCCGTAATTACAGGCCATGGTTTATCGTAGTTACCTACCAGCGTTCCTCTTCTGCTAAACCCTTTATTGTATAGATATTTCCTATCGATATCACGACCGTTGAATTCTTGTATAGTAGCTCTACATACATAGCCTTTGAATTCTCCCATATCAAGCATTGGTGCAATAACGCCATAAATGTGATTATAATTCTCTCTTACATCAAGCTTGTTTAGTGCTTGTGCCTCATAACCTCTTTTGAACAAATATGAGTCTTTATCTGCATTAGTCCAATCGGTCTTAGGCAATGAATAAAAGTATAACTTTGCTTCCTCAATTGCTTCTTTGTTTGTCATTGGCTTTTGAATATGAATCTTTATTTCACTATTCTTTGCCATACCTTTTTTGATTTTACCTATGAGGAGCATAGCTTCCATTTCGCTACACTTTTCCATTTGTTGCACAAACTTTATTGCATTGCCTGAAGCACCACAGCCGAAGCAATAGAATGAATCGGCAACGACATCAACCTGCATACTTGGTTTTACATCTTCATGGAATGGACAGATAACCTTGACCTTATCCTGAATGTTGTCACCGATTAGACCGTAATAGGAGAGAACTTGTGCAAATGTATACATCATGTTCGCTCCTATTACAATAGCTCAAATTTCTTTACCCTTTGTAGCTTGAACACATCAGTGTCTTTCACTTCGTAGCAACCGGCAATATCTTTCAACGAGATGTTGCCATGCTCCAATGCAAGACCGAGCTTGTGTTCGTCAATGACTTCTACCTTGTTGATGAAGGCCTTCAATTCATCTCTCAGCTCCGGATGATTCTTAACAAATTCCTTTAAGCCTTCCTGCTCAGCAACCATGAGCGTGTTAGAAACAAGCTTACGCTTTTCTTTTGGCAACTTTGCTTTGATCATCTCAAGGTCATAGCTTACCCTACTTGATGTGTAAACAGATGCTTGCAAGAACTTAGGATTATCGTCCTCAACAATATAAGAATCGATTTTATTGTCAAGCATTTCAGTCTTAACCTGCTTACGATACGCATTTGCTTCATTGGTAAGCTTCTTGGCTTCCAATTCTTTTGCTTCGATTTCTAGAATAAGCTTTTTGATATCACCAATAGCTCTTCTAATCGTTTTGTTCTCCGCCATCTTTAATACCTTCTTTCTCAACTTTATTCGTTATCTCTTTGATCTTCTCAACACTATTCAAAATCTCATCAAAATCTTGTTTTGTCATGCCTGAGCTAGCAAATGTTTTGCTAACTCGTTTAATGATTTGACTTGTAAAATACTCAATTGCCACAGGCAATGGCTTCATTATTTTGCATCTCCTTCCATTTCATTCTCATTATCAACAAATTTTCGCCTCCTAAATTTGATTTATCTGTGCGCTGTTGTTAGCCGCCCTTACCATTGGCTTTGATATGCTTTATATAGTGCTTTCAGCCCCTTGTTTGTCAAGCACCAATATTCTGTTTGATTGAGCTGCCGCGCCTGCCAGTTGCTATAATAGCTATACTTAACAAAACCTTGTTCTTGTGCTTCTTTTAGTTGTTGTCTTGTAATACCATTAGCTTCATAATGGTAAAAATAGCCACCGCCAAAATAGCGCTTGCTTAATTGCTTAAACCACTCAAAAGAACCTTTTTCATAACCAAGAACCTCAACAAGGTATTTACTATCAGCCTCAAAGTGTTTTTTCGTTTCCTTTGCATTATCAAACTGTTTTTTGAAGAACTCACAAAGCTTCATATTAATTACCTCGCTCTATTCATATTTGTGGATATTCCTTCCACCTGTATTTATTGTATCACATTGGACAAACAATGTAAATAGTTTTCGTGAAAAATCTGAAAAAATATTCGAAATAGCCAGAGGATGTTAGAGGGGCTTCAGATGACATCGGATATTTAAGCCATGGATTTATATTGGCCAGGTATATTCTGTCATCTCAGCACCCTTCGACAGGTCAACTCAAACTTCGATTAGCTCTGCAATCTCGCCAAGTCTGTATAGATTGTGAATAAACTCCTTGTCTGTCTGGTTTTTGTTTTCATAGGTAACGCCATACATTCTTTTGATTCTTTTGATGACCTGCTTCTTATAACGATCATTTGAATCATTCTCCTTTGCTCTCCACAATTGAGCTTTAGCTCTCAAACAAATGACAATGTCCTCATAGTTGTCAAACGATAGCCATTCGCCTGTCTTCTTTAACTTTGCTCTAATCATTTGCTTCTTCCTCCATTTGCCGTCTTATACCTTCCACATCAATTTCTATTGCTGTGATGGGTTCGTCTTTTCTTGCCACCAACGAGATTAACGTTAGCGTAAAGTCAAATCCAAACTTGTGTTCAAATGCTTTGTATATTGCTTCAAATTCCTTTAGCAAATCTTTTTTAAACCCGCTAAACGATATGGAAACACCAGAACTATTTTTCTCACTCTTAATCATATTCGTTCCTCCTATTTGCCATTGTGGCTGAATGCTTCAATTTCTCCAAGTTTTATTGCCGTGTATTCCCACGCTTTACTCAACGACATCGTTGACATATTCCATTCGGAGTAGCCTTCGCTTATAATGTCCAGGTATGACTTAGACGGTAATTCAAGCTCTCGAACATCAGGTTGCATTTTGTACATGAATGCTTCATAAAGCTTATTGCAAGGTCCTTCAACGATACATCTTACTTTCTTATAAAATCTTGGGAACCCTTCATATCTATCCAGCGCTTTTATGTCGCTTTTTGTTACTTCGTAAACAACGCCCCTAACAAACGATCTTTTCTTTTTCTCATAGGCAACATCAGCAAACTTTCTAAACTCCATCCTTGCATTGAACAGCGTTGCTTTGAACATTGGTTTTGCTTGTGGGCATCTACGTTGCATTTGAGTCATGCTTATGTTGGAGCCATATGCAAAATATAGCCTGGTCTTTCCTCTAGGTTTTTGCTCGTTGTCCTTGATAGCATCCTTGAGTGCACCGTTCTTCACCATCTCTCTAAGCAACTTATTAAGATCTCCGCTTGTCATAACTTTGTTATTTGACATTTTCCTGTCTCCTACCTTTCATGGAATGCGGCTTATGCCGCATTCCTTAATTCTTTTGCGCGATTCCTGAAATACTTGCCCATCTCAAACATCTCATCGGAACAGATTGCTTTCCTTACGATTCCAAGCATATTGAATAAGCATCCAAGGTGATCATAATCTCTTTCAATCTTTGCGATGATGGAGAATTTGCTTCTCTCAACCATGAGCTGCGTGAACATGATCCAATTGATTATTTTGCTTGCATCGGTTGTTCCAGCACACTGCCTGAATTCAATTGTTCCGTACTTTACATAAGATTCGATGTTTAGCTTCATGTACCTTGTTTCAAAGATACATCTTATGTCGTTTATTGTTTTACATCTATCAAGTTTCTCAACCAGCTCGTTGTAACCATAAGCAATCAGTGAGCGGCAATATTGGTTGTTGTTTCCTCTTCTACTAATTGGTTGAAGTGTATCGATGAGGCCTTCGTACTTGGCATAAGAAACATACAGATTCCGGAAATTTCTTATGCTTAAATCGCCAGCATAGTGGTGAACATGCAATCCGCATTTTTTGTTGACCTTGCATCCAAGCCTGTTCAGGACTGAACACACCTTCTTGATCTCTTCCAGTCCTTCACGACCTTTGAGCACAGGACTTACCAGCTCGTTTCCGCAAGAAGCATCAGTTATCAACTTCCAATTGCTTTTCGTCGTGTGGTTGTAGCTTTCGGAGTAAGCATTGATTCCGGCATTCCTTAATTCCTGCGCGATTGTTTCTCTGCTATGAAAGCTCTGAAGGAACTCAATTTCGATCCCATATGTTCTTTCATTGTTGAACTCCGCATATCTACTCATTTTCATGTTCTCCCTTGTTGTTTTTGGAAGTATTCCTTCCTCCTGATATTATAATATCACATCCATTGCTAGATGTAAATAGTTTTTTGCAAATTTCTTGAAAATATTTTGAGAATATTCAAACAAAAAAAATAAGCGCCGGCATTGTAACCAGCGCTTACTTGCTTCATATACATTTAAGTGGTTGCTGCGGTATATTCCTGCAATAGATTAAGTTCTTTTACTGCTGCTTCAATTAAAACATTAAGTTCTTCTTCTGTCAGGTTTACACCAAGTTTGCTCAAAAAGTCCAAAACGTATTTCTTTTTCAAGTCGCCCATCTTGGGTTCATTAAAGATTTGCTCTGCAGCTGTCACGGCAACGTTGATCCAGTATTGAATCTCTTCAAGCTTATTTGCAGTTATCTTTGAACGAAGATACGGGATAAGAACACCAGTAATCACCGCACCGGCAATCGAGATAATTGCTAATGCTATTTTAAGAAACACTTCGCTATCCATTATTTATTTCCTCCATCTATAAATTGCTGGTCGAATGTTGGATTATTTTGTACCATCATCCATTTCTTACCTCATTAAATGAGCATCAAGTCTATGCTCAAACCAACTCTCACCTCAGAAGCGGGTATCTAAGCGATTCGTTATTTACTCTCTGACACAATATAAGCCTCAAATCCAAGTTTCTTGAGTCTCTCGGCAAGAGCCTCGGCATTTTTCTTATTTGAAAATGCTCCGGTCTGGACTTTATATAAAATTTGAGTAGGTTTAGGAGTGGGATTGACTACCGGTTGAGAATTTAATCTTTTATTTACTTCATTTGCAATGTAAGGGAATTTACTTTCAAGATATGGGCCTGGGCAAGCTGTTGCTGCAAACCATTTATGCATTGTCAGATTCCCTGTTTTATCTCCGGTAAAGTTTAATCTTTTGATATTATTTCTCTTGCAGATATCAACGCATAGGTCAATAGTTTTATTGAGGGCAATGTCTGATACTTTCCAATCTGGAGCACCAGTGATATTTGCCACCTCAATCGTCACCGCTTGGTTATCATTATCTGAATTTGAACTGGTCCACGCTCGATTCTTTTCCTCTACATACATACCAACTCTTCCGTGATTATCTACTCCGTAATTTGATGATGCTTCTCTTTCTCTTTTTGAGAATATATCCCCGATCTGCTCAACTGTTAAATTGCCTGCCACATGATGAATCGTGATTTTGGTAATTGGTTTATTTCGCGGATTGCTGCTATTTGGTGATATCTTTGTGTAATTGACTAAAGGACTATTGCTCATCATTTTCACCTTCCTTGTTTTTATAATTGTGTTTAGTTTTTTGGTTTCGAATGGAAGCCAATGCTATAATTTCCACCGTCCAAAATGCGAACCAACAGGTTGTAAGAGTTGCTGATATTTCCATAAGTCCTTTGAACTGCAAAA